TAGTTAGGAATACCACCTTCTACAACACCTTGAGGAGTAGTAGTGTACAAGCCAGCGATAGCGATTTGGTAAGCTTGCATAGCAGCAGTACCCAAGAAGTAAGCAGGTTTGAAATCACGGTCAGCATCACCGTAAACAGCAGCCAACATAACGTCACTCATAGTTTCGTAAGCACCTTCCATCAAAGAAAGTACGTTAGTAGAAGAGACAGTAGCGTTAGTGTCGTAGTCCAATACAGCAGCATCAGAAGCGAATTCTGTAGTCAACTCAGTACCAGCCAATTCCAATGCTTTTTGAGCAGACAATTTAGCGAAGTAGTCGAATACCCAGTCTTTGAATTCAGCATCCATAGTCTCTGGGTTGTGCTGACCTTGTTTCAACAACAAGCCACGGTAAGAAGACTCAAGAGCATCTTTACAGTTTAGGAAAGCCCACTTGTAAGTTTCAACAGTCATCTCTTTTTCACCTACTGAAGCAGTAGATTGAGAATCAAAAACACACAAGTCGTTACCAAAGGTAAGAGATGCATCAAAAATAGGCACGTTTACTTTTGCCTTAACACCATCAATAAGACGGAAGCGGTTCAATACAGCCGCTGATTTTACCATTGCATCGATGAACAAGTCTGGACGACGGTCACCGTATGGCAAATTTGAAATAGAAATACTCATTTTATATGAATTTTAAAAAAGTTCGTTTTACTTAATTTACAATAATTACTTGCGGTTAAAGAAGTTATTAATCATATTTACTTTTTCGGGAGTAATACCATTAAAAACTACTGTCTTATCTTCTACTGTTTCAGCAACTTCTTCAGCTTTTTGTTCAGCAGCAAATGCTTCTTCAACTTCAGCTTCGTTAGTTTCTTCTTCAGCAGATAGTTGCTCTTCAACTTCTTGAGTTGCAGCTTCAAATTCTTCAGCCATTTCCTCAGTTGTTTCTTCAGCAACTTGCTCAGTCATTTCTTCCTGTACTTCTGGAACTGATTCTTCAGATTCCTCATACACTTTTTCTTCATCTTCAGTATGCTCGCCCATCTCTTTTTCTTCAGATGTTCCCATACTTTCAATGTGCTTTTGAATCATTTCGATAGCAGACTTTAGGTCTTCAACGCCAGCGTATTTTTCTTCAAAAGATGTCAATGCTTCTAGGAGTACGTTATTCTCGTTCTCCAAAGCTTCAATGCGTGCCTCGTACTTGTTAGCCATTGCCTCAAATTGAGCCTCTAGTTTACCAAGTTCTTTGGCGAAAGCAAATTCATTCATTTGTTCGTTATTATTTGTTGGTTTAATATCAGCTTTAATCTCAATAGAGAAACCATTAATCTCTCCACTTTTGATTGCAGTGAATAATTCGTCAGACTCAATCTTAGCCTTTACGAATACGGTTCCGTTTGGTAAATCATAACCATAGTCTTTTGACTTATCGTTATCACTTTCTTTCATCCAAACTTCAAGCATTACCACATCATCAGTATCGTATGAGTGGTTAACACCAAATGCGTTAAATAGCCCTTCTTTAGAATATTTATACATAATCTCACGGATAGTTTCTTCCGTAAATCTCACATAGTAATATCCCATATCTGGGCTAAATCGTAGAATCTCCTTATTAGGAATCATAATAGGTCCTACGACTTCTTTCTTTTCCTGGTCAGAGAACATCTCAATCTTCTTTACTTCATTGAAGTAGATAAAGTTCTCCTCAATAGCGGGCTTATCTACAAGGGAAATCTTATACATTCCTTGTGCAATGTCCTCTAATGATATATCAAATAATGGTAAGTTATCCATTCTTTTTACTTCTTTTATGCCAACTCGGTAGCAAGTCATTATCTTGTGTGTACTTTGGGTTAGAAGGTTTACCATTCTTAACCAAATACATAAATGCGTTTAATCGTGCAAGTCCCCATTGTACCGATGAGGTAACTTTAGGACTGTGGGAGGTGTTGTATGCACCCATCCCTCGTAGTACGACTTTTTTGGCAGCACCCACGCCAATTTTTTTATTAGGGTACTTCTCATTATACGCATTAACCTTGTTGGTTATTTGCTTAATAATTTTAGGAGAAAGTTTTCCACCGCTTCCAACGCCTTTAGGGTTGCTCTCAGGAGTTTTGCTCTTAGGAGCTTTGGGAGATTTCTTAATGCTTCCATCGCTTCCTTGAGTAGCGTAATTATCCTTGACTTTACGGTCACCCCACGGGAGGTCAGCGACATCAGCACTTGCCTTAACTGTTCCTTTTCGTATGCTCTCAGCTTTTCTAATCGCCCAGTTAATTCCGCTTGTGCCTCCCCAGCCCAGCCAAGCAACATAACCTCTATCTTTCCAAGGAGTGTCCTTATACTTAGGGTCAATTTCAGCATTTTTTCTATGGCGATTAAACGCAGCCATTCTAGCAATAGTGTCATAGCTTAACTTTCTTTTTGATGCCAATTGTCTTGCACGAGTCCAACCCACTGAAGTCATTCCCTTAACCTCATCGCCATACTTCTCCTTCCACGCAAGAACTTTCTTGGCGTTGTTGGTAGCAGATTGTGGATAGTCGTTGTATGTAGCCATCGTATTAATTTACAATTATCTTAATAATCCTTCTATAGTCAAGTATGCGTAATCCTCGTACACAGGACCTGTTGCACTCTTTACATATATCTTGCCTCCTGTCATAATACTTGAAGTAAACTCAGCTAAAAAGAAGTTTAGATTGTTTAACTCTGTAGTTGGAACAACCATATTGAACTCAATTTTAGGTAGGTTTGATTGGCTTATTTTTTCAGAAACTTTAAATATTTCAGTATAAGTATCTGTTGGAATTCCAGATTCATTTTCAAATGCTAAATCCCAGCCAGCTGTATTTACATTTGACAATCTTCCGTTAAAAACGTGTTTGCCACCTAAGTTCGCAGCAGTCGGTCCCCATTGATTATTGCTATAGACTCTTTGTGTCTCAGTAGACATATCTGGAACCGTTCCTTTTTGAAGCATATATGGTACAAGAAGATTAGTTTTATATAACGGTTTATCTATATATGCAAATCTAAAACCAATATCAGAGTTTCGTGTAAATATATTTGGCGTAAATCCTAATTGTGTTGAACTAAAAACACCTAAATTTGAATCGTCAATAACTCCCTCCGCATCATCGCCACAAACAGAATTAAAATATATAGATGATTCTAAATCAATTTTTAAGTCAACGATTCCATCATTAGATATTTCTTGTGTTGTGGAGCCGAATGTAATGCCATCATTGTTTAAATCATCATAAAACAAATTATATTCTTTATTATTAAGACTTAATGTCTTAACTTTATCTCCATTATTTGTAATCTTAAAAGACTTTATATCATCAATGTATTGATTAATATTGCTTGTAGATGAACGCAATGAAAATATAGGGTCTATCCTAAGTATATGTTCTCCAGAGTTGTCATCAAAGTCATAAAACAAGCTACAGTCAAATCTCTTTGCAATATTCAATAAAACATCTGAGACATTATATGGACAAGTTTTTATGATTGACTCTTGTAATATATACTCATCACTATTTTTATATGGAAGAAAATCCTCATTGGCTACAAATATTACATTTAATTGACCGTAATCGCCAGAACCATCTGGTTCGCCAAATCTTGTTATAGCTTTTCTTATATCGTTTTCATTAAATAATGCAGTCGATGATGCAGACCCATACTTTATACCTCCTTGAACAATATTAAAAGCTGTAGCGTAAGTAATCTTTAATTCACCATTAATCGGTTTTATGTAATAGTTTACAGAGTATTCACTGCCGCTATTAATAAATATATCCTCAGATGGCATATATGCTGTAAAAGGTTCAAATACTAATGTATCATATACAGGACCATTTGGTCCATAAAGTATTGTTGAATCATCAAGTGGGTCTAGATAATCTGGTGGGTCACCAATCCTAAATTTGTTTGAATATCCATTTGCTACTGTAAGCACATTCGACATATCAAGAACCAAATCATCACCCTGAGAATCTTGCATAGTGATTTCCTTTACTTGGATTCCATCTGCCCATATTCCAATACACACATTAAATTCCATCGTACTATCCGGGTCATTAAATAGTATATCACCGACCATTAAGTCCTCTTGTATAACGGGTATTTCATATTTAGCTTCAGCTATATTAGCTTGTGTGCCAGATGCTATAGTTATGGCTGAATTAAAAGAAACCTTCGGCGCAAAAAATCCTCTTATATAATTACAATCAATGTTAGGAAAAACTCCCTCGCAAGGATAAAAACCCATACGTTTTTCTACTCCCCATTCTTGTGTATTTGGATAAATAGGATTACCCTCTCCATCCGTTCCATAATTGCCAGATGTTTCAGTAGAACTAAACCATTTAGTATAAAATAGTTTTCTATCTTGATTTAAATCTACCTCTGCCTCAAGGCTTTCATTTGGAGATGCCCAAGCAGGAGATTGTCTGACAGTAAATGTCCTTGTATTTACATCGCTTTTAGCCAGTAACCTCGATGGTATAACCATATGAAGCTTTTCGGGTTGCATATCTGTAAATAAAGGATTGTTTACAAAGTTACCAACAGCAAATAGTCGGGAGTCTATTCTAAATGGAAAATTTATTGGGTCCCCTATGTAGCTTGCTAAGTAATCAAAAAATCTCTGAACGCTAAACACAGGCATAATACCCGCTCTGTCTATACCTATACCATATTCTACAAACTGCCTTGCAGCATAATTGTATTTGCCTTTAACATCGTTAACGAAGTCAACGTATGGGAATGATATTGCTTTAGACGGGTCTGGATTCTGACCAATAATACCAGCTTCACCAGGGTCTGTAGGGTCGTTGGTTTTTTTAAGAAAAGTAGAGAATGTCTTTCTTTGGGTAAAGAATGAATCATCATATATTGTTCCTAAATTAACCTCTTTTATTTTGGACAGATATTTAGATATGTAATCTTTTAAAACTATCTCAAGGTAGGGTTCTGATGAATTATATTCAACAGATGATACATTTAAAATTCCAGCTATTGTAGAATTTTGATTACCATATATCGTTAAAATAAAATAAAAATCAGCTCTTGGAAAGTTAGCACCAGTATCTGATGAAGGTTCAAAGTTAAAGACGTTTGCACTTTTATTATTTTCAGTAAGTGGTATTCTTAAATCAGTATAAAAAGGAATTTTTACTTTGTCTATATCTATATCATCATAGAATTCAACATCGTAATCTAATTCTTGTTTTGGGAATAAGTCAACAGCATAATAACTATTAGCACTATTGTCTCTACTTATTTCTAACTTAAAGTCCATATTAACGTGTAGCTATATTAAATTCTAATGAAGACTTAAATTTATTGTTTAGTATTTCAAAATCACTACCAGAAAATCCAACGCCATAAGCTACGGATTCGCAAGTATCAACAAAAACTAATTCATTAGATAATATAAGGTCTTTTACGGACTTGTATTGAGTGTTTCGGAAATATTCTCTCCTCTTGTTGTTAACAACCAAACGGTAATCAACAGAGCTTGAATACGGTTTATGTGCATCAGAATAAAGACCTCTTTTAACACTAGTTAAAATTCTGTATGTTTGAACATCATTAAATATAATGTCTGCGTTTGCATCCCAATGTCTTGATTGATTGGATGAAAAGTTTGAAGGCACATCTGTGTATACCTCGTTATCGAACTGAAACAACCTTGAACTAGTATTGATGCAAATTGCATATACACCTTTAACATCACTATATGGTATATATACCGCATCATTAAGCAGGAATGTGCCAGATGATATGGTAAATGTGTTTGAGCTTTGTAGAGTAGCGGAAAACGTCTCTGTATCGGGACCGCTATAAAAAAGGTAATCAGCCATTATATTCTGTCGTTTCTATCTCTTAATCTACGTTCATTATCATTGCTTCTAAGGTCTTTATTTGCAACAAATGCACGAACTGGTTTATTTACTCCTATAGCAGTCGATGTTGTAGCTTCTGCAATTGCCTTTAGGTAATCTACACTTTCTGCAGTATTGCTAGGTACTAATCCTCCTTGAGCAAATTTAACACGACCAACTGTTGGTTGAGTTGCATATGAGCTATTTATTCTTTCGAGTAAGTCTCTATGCATTGCGGTAGCTTTCTTGTTCACTATGAACTCTCCACCTTCCATCTCGTATCCGCTTTGACCTTGTACGGTAAATGAAACCCCACCTTGCTCGTGTGATGGGCCATTAACAACACCACCATCGGCAAACTTCTTAGGGAAGAATTTACGCTTGTTAATAGCCGCTACTTGAGCTGAGCTTTGCGCTGCCGCAATACCAGCCCCAATAGAACCAACTATAAATGCTGTTGCTGGCTCATAGTTTTTATATGCCTCAATATATGATTGAGCAATCGCTTCAGCACCTTCTAATAGTGCATCGTTTCTATCTTGTTTTTTCTCAGCCTCAAATATCTTTTGATTAATGGAATTTTCTTCTGCTAATTGAGCCTTCTTTAAATCTCTTTGTTTTTTTCTGTATTGAGATTCTGTTATTAATTGGTTTTCTAATTGAGCTTTTAATATATTCTCTTCGGTTTCATATCTGTTTTTTACCACATCAAGTTTTGCCTGTTCTGAATTTTTTAAATTCTCTAAGCTAGTGTCATTGAATGCCGAAAGAGATTCTCCTAATGCTTCAACAGATTCTTTAGCATAGTCAGCCCAACCTCCTTTTTTAAGTTCGTCTAAGAAGTCTTCAAAATCTTTTTTAGTCTTTTTTGTACTAACACTTGTAGTATCTAATGCATAACCAGCACTTAGAACTTCAGCTGCTAATTTATCAAAAAGAGCAGCTACTTCTGGAGATACATTATTAAGTTCCTTGAATGCTTCTATGTTTTCCTTTAAGCCATCGTACTGTCTATCACGAGCAGCGTTATATTCCTCTTGGCTTATCTGACCATCCTCTAAATCTTTGTTGAGTTTTTTGATTTCTTCAGAATAGTCTTTAATAGTTTTCTGAACGTCTTTTACAACTTGACTGCCAAGAATTTTGGCAAGCTTTTCATTAGCCTCTACAGCATCAGTTATTATGCTTTTGTTATCTCTATAACCAGCATTTAACTCACCAATTTTTTCAGCTGTATCAGAATAAGCGGCAGAAACATCTGCTTGTCTTTGAGCTTCTATTTTTGCTCTTTCTTCAGCAGTTTTAGCGACAAAAGTTTCTAAGGCAGCACGCTCATTGATAGCTGCTACTGTTTCAGCAGTTTCTTTATTTATATCTGAAATTTTTTCTTTTAATCTTCTTGCTTCAGCAGCCTTTTGCTTTTCTCTTGCTTGTATTCCTATTTGTCGTATTTGTTCCTCAGATATAATCACATTAGTAAGTTGTTCTCTGTATCTTTGAAGTGCAGAAATACTAGATTCATATTCTAATCTTCTTTCTTTACTTAATGTAGTATTTGTTTTAAGTGTATTACTATATGATTCAATTGTTTTTTGTATCTCCTCATTTAGTTCATTTGCTTTTTTATTTACATTGTTTCCATTTCTTGCAGATTTAACTAATGCATCTATAGAATCTTTGTATTTTGAGTTTACGGATTCCTGTCCTTTTGTTATAGCTATTTGTTCTCTTTGTGATTCAACACTAGTTTCTAATAGCGCATTATACCCTTGCAAAGATGCAAATTGTTCTTGTGTAAACCCAAACTTTTCTAAAGATTCTTGACTTGGTGTTATGCTTCTTCCAAGCTCTTTTGACATTTCTGCCGCCCCCTCAAAAGCCCTTCTTATTTCATAAATATTTTTTTGTGATACGCTTCCGCTTTCAACAAGCCTTTCCAATGACTGGGTTAATGGGTCAATGCCATCGTTTATCACTTTGTCAACATCTTCCTGCAATCCTTCAAAGCCCGCATTTTTTAATTCTCTAAATCCAAGTGCTGTTTGTTGAGCTTGCTTAGATAATAATCCAAGAGTTTTTATGAATATATCTGAATCAACAATTACGCTTCCCAAATTTATTTGAAAAGCTTTAATATTTGATGTCAATATATCCATTTGACCACTAAAAGAATCTGCCTGTTCAGCAGCTGCAAATAATGCTCTACCTTGCTGGTAATATCTACTATTAGCCTCATCAAGTACATCAATGTTTTTCAATAAGGTTATAAGCTGGGCAGCGTTCCTCTTTCCAACCAAATCAACCGCTTCGCTCAATGAAACATTTTGTTCTGCTAATTCTCTTAAAGATAATTCAGCATCAGCACTACTTTTTCCAATCTCTGTTAAAATTCCACGAAGACCAGTACCAATACGAGATGCTGTGAAACCAGCATCGGCTAATGATGCCATTGCACCAACTGTTTGCTGTAAAGTAAGTCCAAGATTACTTGCGATAGGACCAACATATTGTATTGCTGTTCCAAAGCTTTCAAAAGATAATGCACTATTATTAATTGATGTTACAAGTGTATCTGAGATTTCTGTAGTCTGCTCGATGAGTAGTCCAAATTGATTTCTAACTTTACCAATAAGAGCAGCAGTGGTTTCCAATGGAGAACCAAGTGCCTGCGCTGCAAATGCTATTGACTGAGTAGAGGCGATAACTTCTTCTGATGTAAAACCAAGCTTCGAAAGTTCTGTCTGCAAGCCAACGATTTCTTCTGCTGTGAATTTTGTTTGACCAGCTACAGCAAGTGCGTTATCTTTTAATTTTTTAAGATTGTCTCCAGTAACTCCTGCTACAGCGGACAAATTAGCAAGTACTTTTTCAAACTTTATTGCTTCTCTTACAGAACCTATTGTTAACTCTCTAAAAAAACTAAGAGCTGCGTTAATTGCTTGGTATGCGATAAGATATCTCGATAGTGTCCCTCCAGCTGTTTTTAGTTTAGAGAAAAAACCTGAAGATGCATTGCTAGCATTTTTAGTAGACTTTGCTGTTTCACTAAGGTTTTTATTTACTCTTTGAGTATACTTTCTTGTTTCATCAAGACTTTTGTTTAATTGGTCGTGCTGTTTTCTATATTGTGATAGCAGACCATCTTTAATTGCCTTGTTGTACTTTTTATTAAGTTTATCTAATTCATTAGCTTGGTCCCTAGTAGCTTTACCATTCTTTTTAATCGTTTCTGTAAGCTCTAGTATTTGCCTCTGTAAATCTTGTATCTTGTTAGCCATATTATAATATGTTTGATATCACATCATTCTGAATGTCTACAAGTGTATCACCGTATAATTCAGAAATTCTATTTTGTATTTTATTATTTGCTCTTATTAATGATGCCTCAACACCATATGTTTTATTTTCAAAAGGCTCAGTGAAATCTTTTTTATCTATTCCTTGTTTTGCTATCTTCCTAGCAACAAGAAATGCTACTGATTTGATTTCCCATTCTTTATTAGCCTCTCTTTTAACACCGTTCTTAGTGATAGTAAAACTATTACCTCTAGCCTTTTTTATCTTAACCCACTCAGCAATGTTGTCTACATTTGGGAACCATTTTTTATTTCCACTGCCCGTTGTCAAGTTAAAATATTTTCCCTCTGTTAATCCGTATCTAATCTTTACAATTATTTCTGTAGCTATCGGAGTTTTTTTAGGTCCTATTTTAACAGTCTTAATAATTACTCCACCTCCATCTACAAGGAACCTATCGTCCTTTGTAGGTATAATTGCTTTTGATGCTCTAAAGGCAAGAAGTTCTCCAGTGGCTATTAAGTTATATTTTTTTATATTGTTATAAATCTTTTGCATTATTGCCGATTTGCGGAACTCTTTTGCTACCGCTGCTACGACAATTACCTTTATAAAGTTTTTATATTGAGACTCACTAAAAGCCATTATTCACTAATGCCTTTTATATATGGATTTCTTGGCAACACAATATCAAAGTCGCAGAAAGCAGTTGTGATGTTATAATCCTCAAACGAAGAGCTTGATAGTTCCACATCATTAAAAGACACTTCTTTGCCTAACTGCAACAACTTGTCTTGCAATTGACCAACAACAAATATGTTCTCCTCAATAGACCCTATAGAAGCGGCACTATCATCCAACATTGTTCTGTCAATAATCACCAAGGTAAAAGATAATGTGTACACAGGGGAGTTTAAATCTCTTGACAGATTCGATGAACTAGGAATCATCACCATAGTTCTGTACTCAAATTCATATTGCTGCAAATCATCTTCGGAAGCAGTCATTATGAACTGGTTTACCATATTGTGGTTTTCTGCGAAGGACTTTATCTCCTCGTAAAGCTCGGTGAGATTATTCATTTGTTTCTTTTTAAAATTTACAATTTACGCAACGCTTGGCTTTGCCTTTGTCTTGCAGATTCTATCTTACTTTTCTGAGCCAAGTAACTCATCTCTGGCATCACTGTACTCATCTTGAGCATATATATCTCATCGTACTTCGTAATGTCTTCTCTCGCAAGCATACGAACCATAGAATACCAATACCATTGCTGTTGAAAAATAGCCTCTCCAGTTTTTTCCATATGCTCCTCGTCCTCTACAAAATCTTCCTCATCTGGGACTTCATAAAACACGCCCTTGAATTGCTTAAACAAAACAATCTCCCTGTTATTTAAAAACCTCTGCAATACAGAGTATACTTCTAATACATCTGTATCTAATATATCCTCTCCGTTTTTAGCCTCAAGCTCCTGGTCTTCGTTATCAAATACGATATGTTCCTTTGGGCGCATCAATAATTTTGCAATCTCAAAATCATTTTGTGAGCTGCTAGAGTAATTTGTCTTGCCTGTAATGATTTGCTCAATCATTATGAACTGGCCTAATACCAATTCATCTACAGACATATAACAATTAAACTTGTCCAATGCGTCAAAGTGACCGCTTATGGGTTCTTTTAGTGGGTATACGTTGGGTATCTCCCTTATTACAGATATTCTTTGCGCTGGATTAAGCTTTTCTAAATATCCATAAATAGAATCATTATCGGATAAATACCTGCTTATTTCAAGGTGCTGTCTAAATGTTATCATAGAAACAAAGTTACCCCTCCATCCTGCTCTTCAGCCGCACAATACGCACAAATTGCTAATGACATTACCATATCATCGTGCTTTCCGTCCGTGTTGCTGAACTGCATATTGCCAGTGATGGCATTGCGTTTACTTTTAAAGTCATACAATTCCTTGATTAAATCATCATTCTTCGGAATCTTTATCACTTTATCCTCAAATAGCTTGATTAAGTTACGAATAATCTCTGGCTTACTCTGTGCTGAGGTGATGAAAGGTATAAGCTTGTAGAATCTATCGTCATCGGTGATATCGTCAAACAAGAGGTCGTTATTGTTTACCTCGAAGTAGGCGGCTGCTAACTCCTTATCGTGTTTTAGGTAGAACGCTTTGATGCGTTCTTTGAACTCCTCGTAGTCCATACCCTCTTCCTTGTAGTTGAATCTATCAATATCAACTACCTTGTAATCCTCGGTCATTGCAGTAAGCACCGTGTAATCCTGCGCTACCCCAATATCCATTCCAATGTATATTCTCTCATAGGAGGTGGTTAGTTCGGTGGTGATTGCATCCTCAACATTGCTGAACAACGCATTTGCAGATACTGGCCGACACAAAAACTCTTGGTCAAACTGCGCCTTAGTCATACTCTTCTTAATCCCCAATACAGTCTTCTCTACCGCAGGGTCGTTTAAGTCGAGATACGTCCTCTTGATGCTTTTAATCTGCCCCCAGTTATCTTCTATCTGACCTTCCTTGTACCAATCGTAAAACCAATTGGGGCCATTGAACGTACTTGCCGCTGCTACCCTACCGCCAGTTCTAGTTACCATAGGCAACAGCACCTCGTTGATAAAGTCCAACTTCATATATGCCGCTTCATCCAAGTAGATATAGTCGAGCGTGGCACCACGAAGATTATCCCCGCTGTCAGCAGACCTAAACTTAATAAACGAACCATTGTAAAAATACATCTCATTTGCCTTCCTGTCATAACGCTTTACAATTTTCGTCCATAGTTCTTGGTGGTTACTAAACATTGCTTCAATGTCCTTCATCACTTTGTTCGCTTGGTCTTGAATTGGGCTGACCCAGAACATACGGTGTTTAGGGTTGTTTAATGCTCTCATCACAGCATCATTCTGCATAAAGAACGTCTTCCCTGTCTGTCTCCCTGCAACAAGGCATCCAATAAAAGGTTTGTCCTCGTGTATGAGCCTATAAAAATCCTTTTGCGGCTCAGTAGGATTGTATAACTTAATCTCCATTAATCAAGGTCTATATACCCCTGCTCCTCTTCCTTCGGTGCTGTAAGGTCTATAGTAGCGGTAATGTCTAATTTGGTTTGCTCTATCTTGGTTGGAGCCTTGTATCCTTGCATATCATTGATAATCTTAATAGCCTCCATAGCCACCTTCATATCTCCATTGGCTAATGCAGCATCACGAATACTAATCAGCTTACTTAGGTTAGTCCCCTTCGCTGCCTCAATACTCTTGGCCTCACTCTCCACAAACTTCATAATCTCACGATAGAATGCAGTACCCTCTGTTCTCCTATCACGATAGTAGTTTGTATATCCCAAAGACTTTGCTATCTTACCACCTTCTTCTATACCCTCAGACCTAACACGCTCGAGAAAGGTACTCTGAAGCTCTGTAAGCTCACTTCCTGGTCCAAGTACTATATCACCCTTCCTGTTCCTTTTAACGCCCATAGAAGCCTTTTAAATGAGTTTATACAACGGGATGTTATGCGCACCCAACCTACCAGTGAATTCCAACTCCTTATAAGCGGGAGCCTTCTCATCGTAATGATACCACTTGAACACTGCCGTCTTTACCCTCTGAATACAACTCCCACAAGCCGTCTTAGGGTTCTCCTGCTTCTTGAAGTACTTACTCTTACCAACCATACTATTATGGAAAGCAAACATCTCCTCCTTCAGTTCCCCTTTTGGTAACCCACTACCCACAAGGGCAATAATCAAACTCTTCCGTGTCATATCTAACAAATGGTTATTTCTCTAATCTACAATCTTTGAATGCAAGATTCATCTCAACATTCATCTCCTTATTATAATATATTAGTATAACCTAATTATAATACCTTTACTCCCATAGTAAAGGTATTATGATAATAGTATTAGTGTAAAGTAAGACTATTATAATAATAGTATATATTATAATACAATATTCCCAAAGGAGCTTTTGAAATTCTAAAATCACCCTTCCCCCCGAACCTTCCCCCCGCTCCGAGTGGCTAGCATATTACCCTCTCTCTCTTTCCTCGGTCATTACTCACTTTTTACTTTTCCAATGTTAAGTTTTGATTAATTATAAAAATTTACTTGCAGAATTAAAATATTTTCTTTTATTCTCAAAGAGTCCTATTATGGTGCTTCAAAAAAAAAATTAAAAAAAATTACTTTTTATTTGCTGGGTTGAAATTTATTCATACATTTGAAGTGTTGAAAGGGGCTAACCTATCAAACAAAACAAAAAACAAAAACAACAAAAAAAACTTTTAAAAAGTTTGGTAGTTTAAAAAAAGTTTATATCTTTACACTATCAAACAACAACAACTAAAAACTAGAAAAAATGAAAGCAGTAATTAACAAAGTAACACTACAGGACATATTTATACTAACTTTTGTGGGCCTGGTAGTCTTTGCGGGTATTGGAGCGGCAATGACGGTATAAAAAAGTTTTAAAATTATTTGGTAATTAAAAAAAGTTTTATATCTTTACAAAGTAAACAGACAATTAAAAAATAGAAACTATGGAAACTACAAAGGTGGTGCTATACCAGAATGGTAAAGCAAAAATACAAGCGGATAGCGTGAACGAACTAGTAACGGCACTGTATAAAGGGTTAAAGTTACAGCAAAAGGTTGGCAAAAGGTTTCTAAAATTAGGAGCCACAACCGAAGTAAATATACCAACCAAAAACACAAAGTATTTACAACTCCAGAAACTAAATGCAAAAGGTTTCAACGAGGCGCAAATGCTAGAAGTAATAAACTTTTTAAACTCTTAAGCAATGAGCGCGGTATTTATAGACATTAGCACAAAGCAAGGCGAAAAGAAAACACTTGCAACAAAGGTACGAAACCTGGACGCATCCAATAGGAAACAACGCGCCCAAGCACAACGCGAGGCACTAGAAAATACATACGCAATGCGTATCGATAGAAGCACCGCCCAACGCAATGAGCGCAAAGCAAAGCGTAAAAAGTAAGCGCACCTAATTACATCGCATAGCGACAACGCCCAAATTGGGCGGATAGTGGAGACCAGACTATAAACGGACAAACCTTAAGCGGATAAGTACGCACTATTGTGTACTATCGTAAGTCTTAAGGTTCGTCTGTGTTGTAAAAAATTAGTAATATGAAAACAAAAATTTATATATTGTCATTAGTCTTTGGGCTTCTTAATATAGCGCACGGACTAGGAAACCCTGTGGGTTTCAATGAAGAAAACTTATTCATAATGGGAGGCACGGCTATTATAGGCTTATCCATTGTATTAAAACACGGAAACAAATAATAGATATGGAAACTACAACAAAGACAAAGGTAGAGTATAAGATACCTAAAAACTTATTGAGCATAGGCACAAGTAACGCAAAGACCAAGAAGAATGGCAGAGATACGAGGATACTGTATTTAGCCCCAGCAACGCAAAACAGTAGAGGCGCAGATATGTGTCCTAATCGTAGCGCAGGGTGTACGGCATCGTGCCTATTCACGGCAGGGCGTGGGCGTATGTCTAATGTAGCGAATGCTCGTATCAATCGTACCGAATACTTTTTAGATGACCCTAAGACTTTTATAGCGCAGATGACCTTAGAACTTGAGTGGGCTAATTTACAGGCAAAGCGTACAAATAGTAAGATAGCTATACGATTAAACG